GATGGAGCCTTCCCATGTGGAGGCGAGCCAATGCTTCATATCAGAGTCCTAACTTCTCGGAGATCCGGTCGACTTTCGCGGCAACGTCGGCCAATGATTCGCCACCGTTACGGAAACCCGGTTGTATTGTGAGGGTCGCTTTCTTGATCTCATCGCGTACGACGTTGCGAATTAGCCACACGAGACCGGTGCCCATGATGGCAAGGGCGGCTAATGACGTGGCGACTAGGCCGACGATGTCCCCAAAATCCACGGTTCTACCCTTTCAGTTTGGCTCGGACGATTGCCCGGGCGCGTTCGGTTTCGTCTTGCACTTTCGGGTGCTTAGGTGACGTTGGCTTCCTCTTGGAAGGCTCCACCGGTTCGGGTGGCGTGTCCACATGTAATTCTTGATCTATTTCACTCACTAGATGCCTCCGCTAATTGTGGGTACATTACTGCGAGCATCGCCTCAGTAAACCCAAGGGATAAGGCGAACGCTCGGGCGTCGCTCACTATTTTGAGACGCGCTTTTTCCGCTGCGGCTTGAGTCTTAATAGCAGTTTCGTCGAGTGCCTTTTGCTCTACTTCGGAATCGGTAAATGATCGCTCCGTGACTGTGGGCGGGTCGGTTGTGTAATCGGTTTCCGTAACGTTAATCATTTTTCCTACTTCCTATATCCGTATACGGCGATAGTGCCCGTCATGGTTCCCGTTGAGGCTATAAATGTTATCCCATCAAAAGCGCTCGCAACGTTGTGTTTTTGTGCCATAAGGATAGATCGTGCATCGTTGTCATTCATTCCCGTGATCACACTTCGTGTTGCTATTGCTAGTGCTGGTGAGTTTATTGCTAACGTATAAAATCCGGGTCCAGAATTGTTAGTAAATTGACCTGACGTTACATTGTCTTGATTAACATTTACTGTGCTTGCCCCGTTGCCCCCGCCCTTATTTGTGTAGGCACTTGCCGAATTATCGGTACCGGCTACTCGATATCTGAGGCTTAATTGCTGACTTACCGTATAGTCATTTACACGGAAGTTGATTATGTAAGTATCAAAAGATGATGTAAAAACGCCGTTTAAGGACACGTTATTAACGGAAGTAAAAGCTGTTGTAAACCCCGTCAGAGTTGCTGACCCGCTTGTGTTGGCAATACTTGTTGGCGCAACCGCATTGAGTCCCGGTGGCAGGCCCAAGGCTAACCACGCCGAACCGCTGTATCTGTAAACCTGGTCGTCGTCATTAAGCGATGTCATTTGACCTTCGACGGGTGACGGTATGGCTGTGGCTCTGGCCGCTGAGTCTGCGAACGGGTTCACCCCGACGATGTCGATACGCTCCGCTAGCGCCTCCGAGGCGCCCGGGTAGTTTGCGACTAGGTCGGAGGACTCCACATAAGGATTCCCTACGGGTGTGACTGCCATTTTATAACCTCACTAGATCGGAGTTAGTAACTATTTCAAACCATTGAGCGCCTGCGCCAACTTCTCCCCATGTAAACGCCGGTGCAACCTGACCCCATTGTAGGACCTGCAAAGAGAATCTAGGGTCTGATATTGACAGTGTCATAATGTGCTGGCCATTATTATAGGAGTCCGTCCAGCCTTCGACGATGCCGTTAAAGTCCGGGTAAGGGCCCGAGGCAGGTAAACCTCTGACGGTTACTAGGTCACCGGAAACGAGTTCGAGTAGTGCGGTCGTGTCGGTTTCGTCGAGTTGGTCTACGAGGACCGATATTTGTCCGAGGTTCCACAGCCCGTTCGCTTGCGCGGTCATAATCCCCGCGGCCCGTGTCGTGGCGTCGTCTATCGTTTTAATGTCTGTGTCGAGCCGGTACTCACGTCGCCCGTATTGCGTGATCGAGGCGCTATCCGTTTGAGTTACTGACAGGTCGGGCCCGTAGGTAACTGTTATGTCGTTAATGAGAGGCGTTAACGTTTTAGACCACGTTGGGGCGAAGATAACGCCGGGGGCTTCGAGGTTGAAACTAGGCGGAAATAGCGGGTAGTCTGCCCATGTGCCTTCGGCGTCGGCCCAGGTGCCGACCTGGTTAGCCCAAATACCGGAGAATGTTGTCGAGCCCCGGTTGCCGTAGTCCTCGAAAATAATGCGGCCTGTCGGGTCATCGTAGTACGTGGCCCCGGTGCCTTCTGCTATTCGTTTTAAGGCGTCAAGTGCCGTGGAGGGCTGCGTGTCGGCTTCGAGGATCGCGTACAGGGTGATGTCGGGGTCGCCCGCGTTAAGGTAGTCGAGGCCAGTGGCATCAAGTATTCCGGTTACCCGTTGGCGGGCGCTTTGCTCAATGTACCCCGAGGCACCGACATCCGTATAACCGAGTTTGGAGAGGTTCCCCATCGCCGTAATCGTCGTGATCGCAGTCGGGGTGACCGTACTAATGAATGACACGTTCAGATCACTGATAGCCCCTGTGAACCGATCGACACCATTGAAAGATATTGCGACCGTGTCGGCAAGGTCGAGTAGCGGGCCAGTGTCACCACGTAGCACTAATTCGGCGTTAGAGGCGGTCGGGTTCGCTGTGACATCCGATCGACCGTGGGCGATTGCGAGACTGTAATCAAATAAGCCGAGGTCGATCACCGACCCACCTAAAGTAATTTCGAGTGTCATGCGAGCACCGGGGTTACGACCGAGCCACTACGGGCGTCCGAGTTGCGGATAACGTTGGCGATAGCCCTAGCCACTTGCTGATCGGTTATCAGTTGTTGGGCGGCTGCCGCGTCGGCTACTTTCTCGGCCCGTGCCGCTGTGGCTGCCGCCTCGACGTTCCGAACGGCGGCGGCTACGTCACTCGCTAGTTGGGTTTTAAACGCTGCACCGACTGGTTTAGCCATCGCCTTACCCAACTTTTTGAGTGTGCCGCGTTCGTAGTCGAGTTGGTTGGCGAGGCTGACGACCATCGCGGCGGCTTGTTCTACCCCGGCAGTCATAAACTCGGGCACTAAACCGAGGGCAAGCTCTTTCGTTTTGTCTTGAATATCGACGAATTTCTCGTTGATTGTGCCTAATAAGCCTTTATCCCCTAACATTTCTTGACCGAGGGCACCGCCTACTTCAGGGCCTAATCCCGCCATGTAGTCGATGAGCCGTTGATCGACCTGCGAGTTCTGTAAGCCTTCGAGGACGTTGCCGAACCATTCGGCTTCGGCTATTTGAGCGTTAAAAGCGTCCACCAGGGCTACACCTGTTTTGTTGCCTTCTTCATCGAATTGATCGGTGAAGGCTGATCCGAGGTCGATCCCGGATAGTAGGTTCCCTTGCATTGTGAGGGCGTAGTCGGCTACGGCGTTTTTAGCGTCTTTAAAACTCTGTATTTGAGTGCTGAGTAGTGCCTCAGTGGAGGCGATTGCCTTGCCTACGTCTTCGCTGCTTTTTTCTAGGAACTTTTCGAATTTTGTTAGTTTTTCGACTTCCACGGTCGCGGATGCGGTCGAGATCGTGTAGTTTCGTATTGTGTCTTCGGTTCCCTCTAATATCTTTTCGTAGACTGCCTGACGTTCGGCTAGAGTCAGTACGCCGGAGGTGGCTCTTTTTGCTTGAATTTGTAGCAGCGTTAAGGCGCCCGTTGCTCCATTAGCAGCAGCAATGATATCCCTAAACCCACCGAGGTAGTAGGGGATCCCTTGAGCCGATACCTTTTGGGCGTTCGTTAGATCGTCGGTCGATTTAGCGGCGGCGTCTAAACCGTCACCAAGGACGAATGACGCGGCCCCTAGAGGGTTAAATAGGGCTAGTGTTCTGATCATTGGGTTTTGTGAGTTTTGCAGTCCTCTGATGAATCCTGTGATACTTGTGGCGGCGCCTACTGCTTTGCCCGCGAATCCGGCGGCGGCGGTTCCACCAACCGCTAATGCTCCACCGACGCTCTCTAATGCTGGTTCAAGTTCTTCCATGGATTTGACCATGTCGTCAGTGCCCTCAGTGGCGTCAGTCAGCCCGGTGAGTAAGCCTTTACCGAACGCTTCCGATAGGTTGTCCGTCGCTGTTTTTAATACTCTCATCCGGCCCTGTAGCGTGTCTGCGGATGCCGTGGCCTGCCCGCTAAACGTGTCCGACAATACTTGTGTAATCACTTGCATGTCGCCGGTTTTGATTGTTGCGGCGTCGATACCGGCACCGAGTCGGGACAGTCCCGCTATGTTTCCT